TTGTCTGTTTCTGAGAACGTGTATCCCAACGCGGCTTTTTACGATTAAATGGGGTTGTGCGATAAACTTTTTCTCCGTATTTATATTCTGCATAATTATCAGCCTCGAAATGTTTGCGACAAAAGTCGCGTATGTATTTTTGAATTTTGCGAAAGTTCCAATTCAGCTTTTTGCAAATTTGAACAGCCTTGCCTTGATATCCTCTGATCTGGTTAAGTGATACAGCAAAAATTTCAGTCCATCCAGATTTAACGCCAACAGCAATCGCATCAGCTTGAGCTTTGAAAAAATCAAGACCTTTTTTAGCCATCATAATTTGCGACAGTTGTTCGATCAAATAAGTTTTGCGATCATCATCCAAAACCAAGCAGTTGTGAAAATTAACAGTCCAGCCGTTGCGACCATATGAGCGCAAAAATTCTTTGAAGCGACCCTCTGGAAATCCGTCATCATCCAAGCGATGATTACCAGTCCAGCCAGATTTGAAAAGAGTGGTATCGTTGGCAGTGATTGAGATAATATAGTTAGCCATTTGGTAAAGTTCCTTTTTCTGTTTACCTATTATATATAGGTATTTATAGCACCATTTTCAAGGTATTGCAAGAAAAAAATACGTCTTTTGTGCGTTTTTTTCTTATTTCTTCCAAAGTGTGACATATATGCAACACATTTTCCCAATTAAATCAATGACTTACGCCGCCGCCGGGGTGGTGCATAAGTAGTTGAAATCATTGAATAATTTCGACACCCCGGCCGCCTGTAAGTCCTTGATTTTTCTAAACGATTTGGCTAGTTTCTTGTTCGATTTTTTCAACAACAGTTTTTAATGCTTGATTACGACCAGCAAAACGGTTTTCCATGTCGATAATATTCCAGCCACCAAGTTCAAACATCTTTTCTTTTTTGACAGTAAGTTTATCAAATGCTGACACAGCTTTTTCATCATTAGGACTGTATTTCCAATAACGTAAAGGGTCATTAGCTCTACGCTTTAATAAATTGCGTTGTTTATTTTCGTCAACAGAAAGCCATAGTTTTACAAATAGAATGGGCTGCTCTTGTTCCCACTCTATAACTTTTTTCATAAAATTATCATATTGGTTTTCAGAACACCAACCCATAACAGGTTGTAGTAAAGCACGCGAATAATAAGAGCGATCATAGAAAACAATCTCGCCTTGCTTTGGCATTAGTTTAGACCAGCCAGCAAGCCATGCTTTCATCATGCGTTTTGTTGGCATAAATGATGGCATAACGCGATGCGTGTATGGTGGCAGATATCTGGTTAGTTCTCGAATAGTTCCAGACTTTCCAGCACCGTCACGACCTTCTAATAATACAGCAATACGAAATTTATTTGCATAAACTGTTTCAGCTAATTGGTTCAAGCGAATAAGATATTCTAAATTTTTTTCCATAATCATCATCCTAACAAGAAGTAGAGAGGACAAGCCGTTAGGCTTGCCCATTTTATTTTATTGCTCGTAATGAGACAAGATAGCCATCAGACAGGCTTTAGTCGCACCCATCAGACCATCAGTAGGAAATGGAACCACTTCCTCAAGCTGAATCATCAGCTCTTTTTTCGTAGGCTCATCAGCTTTCTTTGCTGAAGCTGGTTTTGGTTGCGCTACATACACACCTTCACGAACCAGCTTTGAGCGAACCGAACGAACAGATTTACCGATAGCATCAGCAATCTGGTCAACAGTCGCACCCTCTTGATAAAGGTCAACCGCTTTAGCAGTCATCTCAACAGTATAATTTACATTTTTCTTTTCCATATTTAACATCCTTATATGGTTGGTAGAAATGAGGTTTCCATTTTCAGGACTAGCCACATGGCCTTTCTTAACGCTCTTTCTCATTTGATATATATAGTTATACAATATTTTTTCAGTAAAGTAAAGCAAAAAATGCGTTGTGAATGTCTTTTTTTCGTAAAAAGCAGAAAGTGTTGTATTTATGCAACACATTTAGTCAACGAATTCAAGCACTTAGCCGGCCTCCGGGGGCCCCCGTAACCCTTTGATTTATATGACTTTATGAGTCAAATCTTACCTCTATCATAAAGTCCATGTCATCCATGTCTAAATCTTCAGGCGTGAAGATTATTACATTTTCAACATCTGCGCGAGTTGTCAACACTCTTTCGACTACGCGGCAGGATTCAAATAGTTTAGAATCCCAATGTTTTTTGACTGCGTACGCTGTCAATTCATCAGCACACATATCTAACTGCTCACCATGTGGGTCAAGCACAATCCAAATTGAATTTTTCATTCTTCATTTTCCTCATCTCTTAATTCAAGCAAAGCATCTTCCGCCCATGATAACAAGGCAGGTGCATAGATTGGGATTCTGCTATTGTGCAAAACCTCAATCATATCTTCCATCTGATCAGCAGATAGTGAACATAGTTCAGCAAAAATAGTATCTTTATGCAAGGTCATTTTAGTATTCCTCTCCAGTATCTCCAGAATTGCAATAATAGACTTTGCCATTTTTTTCCATGACATCATCTTCGTATGGTTCAGCTATAAGGCGATAGAGTTCCATTTTGCAACAATCTAGCGCACCAATCATCTCATTGATATGAGCATAGCGTAGACCTTTTTCGACTAGAAAATTGTCAATGAATTGTGAAACCAAATAATTTAGATCACCAGCATTTTGCGGTAGAAATTGATCTCCTACAATAGTCAATTCATTGTTAATTTCAGAACGGCGTTTTTGTGGGATATAAGGCATTATGCGACCTCCAAGTTAAGTTCTTTTATCATTTGCGCTTTTTTGCGCTCTATTTCCATTGCCATCATAGCACCTTTTGTAAGGTCATTAGTTGGCAACCAATGGAATTTTTCAAAGTGAGTAAATGCAACATCTGAAATTTCGTTCGGTTTTATAGTTTTGCAAGCACCAACCGCATAGACTGGTTTACCAAAACCGAAAGCCATTCCAATTTCGACCAACGCGCCGCGTTGTTCTTCGCTCTCATCTTCGCAATAAAGCAAAACGAAATCTGAATCACGCACATCCTCAAAACATAAATTCCAAAGCTGATCTTTTTTGTTCAAGACAAAATCGCTATCATTATCCAAATCAATCCAACGAGCGAGAACAGGAAAGCCTTTTGCTCTCAAATCTTGAAATTTAGAGTTATGCCAGACTTTTCCAGCTGTGTAAAATGTAGTCATAATTTAGATTCCTTCTAATTGTTTATATATCTAATATAGTAGCTTTTGACCTAAAAGTCAAGTAAAAAGTGCAAAATAGTTTTGTTTGTTTTCAATAGGTTGTCATTTTTATTTATCAATGAAATCAGTGGTTTATGCTAGTTCATCTAGCACATCAGAAATAAAATCTGGATCATTCATAATAAATGATCTTTGAGTTTTAGTTTTAAAATCTTCACAAACAATCTTGAAAATTTCAGAGATTAAGAAGTTTTCAGAACAATCAAGAGTAAAACCTTTATTGAGAAGAGTAGTAGCAATTTTTGTATTGTATTTCATTTTTTATTCTTTCTGTTAATGTTTCTTTCTATAGTATATATATAAGCATTCTCACCCCATTTTTCAAGGGGTAAAGTGAAAATAGTTTCCAATAAAAACAAGGACTTGTCATTTTTATTTGTTAACAATAACAATGGCTTAGCGCTTTGGTTTGTTCACGTTTTGTTCCAGGCGGCGCTAATAGGGGTAATTATCCAATAAAAACAATGGGTTACGCCACCCCCCGGCCGCCCGTAAGCCATTGAATTAAAAGAACAATCCATACGTGGCAACACCGAAAATGAAAGTGTTGGTGTATAAAATCCATTGATCGCGTTGCTGGATTGCGTAAAGCATCCAGCAAACAGCGGCGAACAACCCAAACGTCAAAGCTATCTCGGCAGGTTGACCAATAGCCAGCATGATCATTTGAGCGACAACGAGAACAGTCCCAAGAAATCCAAACATTATTTTAACCCCAAAAAGTAAAGAACAAACAGCAACAGGTCAAACCCTAACAGGTGACGCGATAGGATGTTGACAGCGATAGAACCAAAGCCAACAATCATTGAGGTCATAAAAGTTGCCCCAACAGGATAATCAATAAACAATCTAATCATTATGCAACCCTTTCTGAAATCTTAGCAGGATCAATAACAGCGATCCCAATTTTGCGAAGTGATGAACGAACCGAAGCGGCATCGTCAAACATAACCTTTGAAGCTTTTTTGAATTGCTTCAAGTTGAAAAGAGAACGAAGCTGTTTAGCTTTCAGGATGCCATCGGCTTCCATGTTACCTTTTGGGCGACTGATAATCTTATCAGGACAGATGCCCTCATTCTGTAAAAATTCAAAATCTGCGAACGTCATATTCCTAGCAGTACAGACAAGAACATAATCGCCAGCCTTTTGACGCTTGCGAACTTGTTGAGCCAGTGGCAAAACTTTGTCTGCAAAAATCTTTTCAGCAGTAGCATTTTCAAACCATTTAGCAAGATCAAGCGTGCCATCTGATTTGACCATCTGGCGATGGCTGGAATCAATGATGGTTCCGTCAAGATCGAATATTGAAATATTTTTAATCATTTTATTTTCTTTCTGTTAATGTTTCTTTCTATATATTATATATAAGCATTGTGGAGGTAAAAATCAAGGGGTAAGAGTAAAAAAAATGCATTTTCTTTCTCAATGTTTTCAATGACTTATCATTTTTATTTTCCTTATAAATCAATAGGTTAGCCAGCCCCCGAGGGCAAGGGCTTACGCCCTCGCCTTGCGATTTTCTTTCATCCGCTTGCGCTTCAATGCAATGCGGAAAACGTCGCGGTTTTCGTTAATCATTTGCTTGTATTGACCGAGCGTCATAGTCATATCTGGTGCTTGACGAATTGGCAGCTTAACTAAAACAGCTTGCTTGGCATTGTTGCAAACGCCGCACAGTGTCTGCAAATTGGCCAGCTCATTTTTGCCGCCATGAGTTACAGGCACGATATGGTCGCCTTGCAATTCTGCGCCAGTTTCGTCGTGGCAACCACAAGCGCGGCAAGTCCAGTTATCGCGGGTGAAGCAAGCTTCGCGAAGTGTCCAAGTAAGTTTGATCCGTTTAGCCATGATATCCTCCGTTGCTGTTAATTATTTATCGCACGCCAGCCCCAATAAGTAAACCCCTAAACTAAAAAAAAATGCAATTAAATGCAATTAAATGTGTCAAACGTTTGACACCCTAGGGGGCGGTTATGAGGACTTGTCAATCTTTTGACGCGCTGCGCCCTTCTCCAGAGCCTTTCACAGGGTAAATTTCAGAAAAACCAGGCAGATCCAGTCGTGTCATTGACACCATTCAATGGTTTTATAGGAAATTTTTACTATATATATTATAAAGTATACAAAAAATTTTATAGCAGAGTCAGAATACTTTATATTTTTTATAGACTTACTTTTAGATTCGCTACCATCTTAAACCTGCATTTTATTTTGATGTGAAAATTTTAGTTGACTAGGGTGCAGAATTATGTTCTAATGGTTTAGTAAGGAGATTTTGATGATCTGGTATGTAGTGGCTCTTGTGTATCACCTTTCAGGTGATGTCAATATAAAAGTTTTACGAGAGCCGAATTTCGACTCGTTTGAGAGTTGTTCTGTTTATGTAGAATCATCAAAAGATTTAGGAATTGAACTTTTAGTCGGAGACGCAAATCGACTTAAAATGAGATGTTTAGATGAAAGTGTTTTAGGTATTAGTTCTATATGACACTCGAAGAATTACAAGAGTTCGCTCATAAAAGTAGAACCGACGGTAGAAATTA